CGAGCTTGATGCATATGCATTTTTGCCTAGGTTGTAAGGAATGTCTGCAATAACTAGTTGTGCTTTGGGTATTCCATATCGCTTATAATTTTGAAAGTGATCGTTAAATAATTGTATTTTCGTTTCTCTCTGCATAATTTCAAAGGAGTAAAGAATTCTTTGTGGTCGACCAAACCTCCACTCCTTTCTTACAAATTCACTGGCTCTTTTTTATAACCAGCATCAATCAAAATACTTTCAATTACATAAAGATCCGTTTTCTGCTTCAAGCTAGCCTTAAATTTCTTGGCAATATTTCTAGCTGTTTCTAAAGAAACGACTTCATATGTTTTAGCCAATGCATCCGCAATTATTGCGGATGTTGGCGTATAATAAATCTCAAGCAAAATGAACACTCACTTTCTACGAGATTATTCTTCGATTTCTTCTTCATCATCTTCAACTGTCTTTTCAGGGAAAATTATGTTCTCTTTGTTTTTGCTCCAAGAATCAGCAAACGGCGCAAAATGTTGGCGTGCGATTTCTACTTGATTGATTAGATTATCAACTGAAACTTCATGATCAGCTGCAATTTCTTCTAGCGCTTCACCTTCATCGATTCGATGCAACACGCCACGAACGTTGATTGTTACTGATTCTGGCCATTCGATAGTCGTTGCTTTCTTGATGAATTCGTCAATGGTTTCTTTTGATACTTGCACAGCAACTTCTTCGACTTCTTGCACATCATCGCCCATTTCTAAAGAAGTTTGTTCTTCTTTTAGAACTTCAACTGTTCCATCGTTATTTACAACGTATTCGACATTCGGCTTATTAGTTTGCTTGTTAACTGGCACCTTATACTCAACAGTTTCTGGCTCAATAGTCGTTGATACTGTTTTGCCTAAAAATTCGTTTAAACTTTCATATTTCCCTTTTAATGAAGCGTTGCTAACCACTAGTAGCACTTCGATATTTCCGTTTGATTTAGATGTCACTTTTTTCACTTCTGGTCTGAAATTTACTTGTTTTGTCATGGTAAAACCTCCTAGTAGTTTGTGGCTTGTCGCCAGTGATAGTTAAAATTATTTGTGATGAATGGTTTTTTCTCATTAAGCGGCTTAGTTACGCCTTGTGTAATGACTTTAAAATCATTTGATCTAATAACAACCGCCTCGACTGGATGACCATATTTCATGGCAAACAGTCTAAATCTAAGCTTATTTGATTGATCAATGCCATAGGCACCAAAACTATTTTTTATATCGATTACATGTAGCCAATTGCCATCGTGATCCTTGATGATAAAATCTGGCGAATAGGCAATGCTCGAAATGTTTCCTCCTGGTATTTCGCACTTCTCGTGCATTGTAAATCTTGGGTGTACCTCAAAAGGCAATCCACAATTTTTGACAAATCGCTGATAAAACTTTGCTTCTTTTTCCGAGTCAAATATATATCCATCAATCGTGACTTTATTTCCTCGCTTATTTAAGGCTGTTGGGGATTGCATTGTTTTAACTCCCTTTCTTTGGTCGCAGTTTCCGCTCGAACTGCTTTTCCATCTTTGTTGCATTCTGGGCATGGAATAGGTGTTGCATAATTAAATCTGTCTTTTCCCCAAATCACACGCTGATCTTGACATCTAACACACTTCATTCTCATTTAGCCCCTTTCATCCAAGCTTGGTTATCTTTTGTTGCTTTTTCAATTGGTTCCTTTTTAAAATCTACTTTGGTAGATTTTGCTGTATACCTATTCGGTTTTTCTGGCATTATGATGGCTTCCTTTACTTCTGAAACAGTTCCGCCAGATACGATTGTTGCAATAGCTGCTGTCTCTTTTTGCTCAAATAGCACAGCATCTTTCAAATTAGCTACTGGTCGACCATCTTTGCCAAGATAAGCTGAAATTTTCACTACATACGGCATTGAATGATCCCCCTTTCTATCGATTTGTTTTTAAGGCTTTAAAATGCGTTTTAAGCCGTTTTTCTTTCTTTATATCTATTTATATTCACTTGATTGTAAAACTGCTCTAAGCTGAATATATTCGCTAAAAATAACATTTCAGATGCCTGCTACTCGTTTGTCTGATGTCCCTTCAATTTTCATCACAAAACCTTGTGAATTACTCATGATGCGAGAAAGGATTCTCTCCCCATAAGCTTGGCTCATTTCTTTACCTGTTAAGTTCGTTGTAAACACTGTTGCTTTATTCTGCCGAGCTTCTACAATGCGATTCAAGGTGTCGTTATTGAAGTTAGTACTTTTATTCCTATCATCAATTTGTTTAACTCCCAACTCGGCTCCTAAATCGTCCAGAACTACTAAATCTGCGCTTTTGATTTCTGCCATCAAACTACCTGTTATCTCTTTTCTGGCTTGCTCATCATTCATCGCAAATTTTAGCTGTTCTAAGAGTTCCGCATAGCTAATAAATAAGCAGCGTTTATCATAGTTTGATTTCTCCAACACTTCCCAAGCCGTTGACATAGCTAAATGACTTTTACCAACACCACTTTTGCCTGAAAGAATCATATGAATTGGTTTATTCAAAAGAATTTCAGTTGTGGCTCGATTTGCAATTTCAAAAGCAAGCTTGGTTTCTGTGTCTACTGTTTTGTAAGTTTTAAAACGACAATTAATTAAATTTTTGTCGGTATAAAGCGAGCTATATTTCAGGTAATTAATCGCTCTGGCTTTCAAACTATCGTTAAACATTTTCTCTGTTTCAAGGTCTTCTGCTTTTTTGCGTGCTTTATAGCCACATTCCATGCAAGTTGGCGGACATCTATCGGACCCATCCTTGTTTTTTGCACGCCAAGCATAAAGATTTCCTCCGCACTCTGGACATGGATCAGGTGTGATATAAAGCAACGTTTTAATCATTTTTGAAAATCCATCTGATGCTGACTGCATTCTTTCACTTCCTAAAATCCAAGATCATCGTAATCCGAATGACCTGTGTTTGATTTCTGTTGCTTGGTTGTAGTACGTTCTCTTTTTACGGCTAATGCTTTTACATCATCTAAAGTTTTAACGCCTTCTTGTTCCCAATTTCTCAAAATACTTTCAGTGTATTTGAAATTTCTAGCATTTGATTTTGCGGAAATTTTTAAAGCTTCACTTACTAATTCAGTTGATAAATCATTACACCAGTACTCTAAATTTTGAGTAGTGACCGAATTTAGCATTCCAAAAATTGATTGATAAAGTTGAAAAACTGACTGCTGCTCTTCTACTACTACAACATTCTTTTCATTCTTATCATTCTTTTCATTCTTGTATGTTGTCAACGGCTTGTCACTCGATTGTCTTTGGCTTGTCAACGGCTTGTCACTCGATTGATAATCAGACCAATTTTTTATTGTTATAACGCTGTATCTTGCGTTTGATTGGATTGTCAATAATTCTTCATTTTCAAATTTCTTAAGCCATCTCCATAGTGTTCGCCATGCAATTGCTTTGTCACTCGACACTCCTTCGTTGTACTCTTTTGCTATCGCATGGGCTCCCGTGACGAATTGTCCGCTTGTCAAGCGGACTTCTTGGCCATTAAATAAAAACTTCCTATCTTCATGACTTGCTTTCATTAAACAGAGTATCCAAAGCTTGAACATATCAGAATTGGTCCAAACGAATGAATTAGTCACTTTTCGATACAATTTTATATATCCAGTATTCATTCGTTATGCACCTCCTATAAATCGTCCATACTGGTAAAATTTGTAATTTTGTTGTGTCCTCTACAGTATTCACAAGTTCCACAACTAACTGGTGCTTCCTCACCATTTTTAACTCGCACAACATGCTCGATGTTTTCTTTTAATTCTTCTAACTCATAAATCATTTTTTCTTCACTAAGAGTGATTAGTTTTGCTTCACTAGGTGTTTGTTTCGAAACGGCTGCAATGAGAGGAAGAAAATTTTTGTCATATTGTTGACGAAGCAATTCGCAATAAACAGCCATTTGTAACACGTAACCGAAGCGTTCAATGAAGTTTGCTTTTCTGTTTAAACGTTCGTCCCATTTTTTCTCGTGCATATCTTTGGTTGTTTTGATGTCTACAAAATACTTTTCTTCTAAATTCAAACAATCAATTTTCCCTTTCCACATTGCACCGCCAATTTCACCTGTGACGATCACTTCTTTTTCGCCTTGATAAATATTTAAAAAGGCTTCTTCTTGTTTTAATCTTTCAATCATCTGCTCCGCAATTTGGAAATCTTTCAGTAGACCAAACGGTTTTCTTGAAGAAAACATCTTGCTTTTGTTTTCTTCTTTAAATGCTTCATGAATTTCTGGTGATTCAAAGTAAGAATGAACATAATTACCAACTAGCAATGCTTTAGGATCACTAACTGGTGTCCATTCGCCTTTTAACTTGGCAAGAGCTGCAGCTTCACATTCCAGAAATTTTTTATATTGAGAGACAGACATATAAGATAGGTCCGCTTCTTGTGAATAATAATTTTCATCAGAAAGGATAATCGTCTTCTTCAATCGTTGAGACATCAGATTCACTCTCTTTCTGATTGGTTTCATAACCAGCCATTACATCCAAAGTTTCCTGAACTGGTTCTTCTAAAATTTGGTCCGCCACTTTCGTTAAATCTTCTTTTTCAATTGGTTTGGCTTGTTCAATATTGTTTTCTTGCTCAATAACTTTTTTATTGTTGGTAAATATTTTTTCTTCGAGTACCGCAGCTTGCTCTTCTCGCTCTGGTGTCACATCTTTTCGTTCAAATTCATTTTCGAGTGTGTCTTTAGCAGCTTGCACAAATAAATCATTATCGTTACTAGTATTGATTAAGTATTTAGCAGCTCGATTGATGACAGTTCTTTTTGCCATTTCTTCTGGGAAATCGTTTTGAACATTTTTTGTTTTTGCTTTACTCCATGACTTATCAATTTGTTTTTTAGTCATGACCGTTGTTACTTCTTTACCATTTGCTAGCTTAATAACCACATAAGCAGCCTTGATGTCGTTGTCTAGGTTTTCGAAGGATGTTTCATGTTTAGCAACAACTAAGTCTGGTCCGTCCATAGCAATTTCAAATACATCGCCTTCTCTTACTACAACAGGGGTGATTTCTGCTCCTCCTGTTACTCGATCTAATACAGCCATGGTTCCAAAATATGAGCGCATAAGCTGAACTTTATTTCCATATTTAATGAAATAGCATTGTTTCTTCGCAGGTGATAATCCTTGGATGACCATATCTAGTAAGGCATTAGAAATAGATGTTTTAGTTTCTGGGTTGTTAGCTGCCAACTGAAGAAGGTTCCCTCCTGAATTGTTAGTTAGTTCAAAGAAAGCACTTTTCAATGCATTCTGTGGACTATAGCCTGGCGGCATTTCTAATCCCTGCTCTTGCAATCTATTTAAATTTCCTATGACTTGTTCATCTAAAGATCGTTGTGTCATTTGTGTTAAATCGTTACTCATATTTATGTTCCTTTCTTGGTATAATATTTTTAAGTGAGCATTATGCATACATCTAAAATTTACAACAAACTTTGCTATGGATTGATTTCTTGATTCATAGCTTCTTTTTCTATTTCTTTGTACGTCCATAATAAAGTCGCACTTAGTAATCTAAACGCGTTATCCTTTCTCATGGTGTCCTCATTACCAAAGACATCTAACAAAATGCTGTCGACTTTAGAATCTATCATTCGTTGTAAATCCATTGCTTCTTTATAAGTTCTTGCATTTTTTTTAATCATATCTTTTGTACTTTCTTGAAATTCATACAAAGCAGGTAAAAACGGTTCAATCACTGCTACTATAATTTGATCTGCTATTACATCTAAATCGTTACTCATATATTTTTGCTCCTATTCTTTGTTATACTATTCGTAAAAGCGAGGTGATTATGTTGCTAAATTATGATGTTGATAGAGTTGAAAAAATTGATACTAGTGAAACAGAGCTTGTAAATCTTTTACTTGATCATGATTGGAAAATATTATCAATTGTCCAAGAATCTATTGATGGTTCTTGGGCGGTACAAGGTTTTGCGTCATCATTCTTTATTTTGGGTGCATCTAAAGAAACTGCTGAAAAATACCCCATTAAAAAATTTAAGGATGAACTTGAAAAAATCATTGAGAAAAAGTACGGTTTTTAGTAACTGCATTTTCAAAATAGCGGTCATCAATTACAGTGATGACCCTATTTATTTGTTCATAACTAAGACCATGTTTTTTTATTACCTTTTTTAACTCATCGTACAAGGCTGTTTCCTCAATATCTAAATCAAAACCTAAAATTTCTCGTTGATCCATTAAACTCATTCTCATTATCAATTGCTTTCTATTCATATTTGTTTCTCCTCTTCTTCGTCATATTCCCATGTTGGTTCTAATGCTTCTTTTTCTTCTGGCGGCTCTTGTCTAGCTCCTAATGAATCAAACTCAGGCATTTTCACCACTCCCAAAACAATTTTATTTTGCCGTCTTCATCGTCTAAGTGAAAAACTCCTTCTTCTTCTAACTGCATCAAAAACGGTGCTGTAGCCCCTTTTTCTTTCACTACTACGCTTGTTTTTCCTGCGCTGGCAGCGTTCATGATATCTTGAACAATTTTGTTTTGAGCATTAATCATCATCGCTTCAAAAATTGAATCGCTTAGTCCGTTTACTTCGATCATCGCAACTCACCTCGCAAGAAAGCTTTTAATAATACATCGAGCTCAGTCTCATGATTTTGTTTAGTTGAAGAAGATTTTATATCGGCAAAATCTTCTTTAATTTCCTTACATTTCGAACAATCACAATCATGGGAAAGGGCTGTCTCTTTAAAAGTTTCAAGTAATTGATTAATTGCTATGGCTTGGCCAGGTAGAGAACCTGCAAGTATAACTCCTGCCCCTTCAACTTCTGAATCAACAGCTACGCAAGCAAGGTTGATCTTCTCTTTTTGACATTCATTTGCTAATTCCATTAATAAACTTTGAATTTTTCCATTCATTTTGATATACTCTCCTTGAATTTGATATTTGTAACTGACCTACTTTGATGGCCGTCGAAGTGGGTCTTTATTTGTTGTTCCATCTTTTCATTCATCATCATCAGACATCGTTTTATAAATTCTTTCATACAGATTCAATTGTCTTTCAAGCTGATTTAATGTATAAACGCTATTGTGTTTACGTTGATTAGATTGCATAAACTGCAAATTATTCTTCAATACATCGATTTTTTCTAGCACTACTTCTTTAACCATTTCAGTTTCATGTTCATTCAAAACCGACTTAGTCTTGGTTTTCATATGTGGTGGTATAGCTTGTTGTCGAGTTGGTAAAACAGCTCCTGTCCTACTATCTTGAAATGTTGGTCGTGAGTTCATTTGTTTCATTAAAACACTATTTATTCGGTTTTCAGCTTCACTTAATCGCTCACCAATTATCCAATTATGAAAACACAATATAGCTACTGGAATTGCGACTATTCCTATTACGTCGAATACATTCACTTACTTCACCTCGCGATCTTCAAGCGCTAGATCATACATTAAAAGCCAAATGATAAAAGCTGCTATATAAATGTTTTGGATTAATGGTCCAACATTGCCACCTACTAAAAGACCCAAGCCAAAAACGATTAACAATGCCGCTATACGTCTTAAGTGATATATTTTTTTCACTGTGATCATCCTTTCTTAGTCCCAATGATTCATAATGTCGTTACAAATTTTTATAGCTTCTTTAGCAGGCCAATATCTTTTTCCCTTGCTAGTACCAGGTTTTCTTTTCTCGATCATTTGCATACGTTTGTCTTTTACAAAATTTTGTTCAACTTCGGGAACAGACATTGAATACCTTGACGATAATTGTTTGATGTCTAAATACTCGGCACGTTCATTTAATCCTTGGCTAGCTTCATCTATTACTTGCTCAAACATTTTTCTTAGAATCTTTTCTATAATGTTGTATAGAAAGTTTTTTGAAGATGAATCTAGAAAATTTTCCATTCTAATCACCTCACTTGATATTTAAGATTTTTTTGATTTTCTGAACTTGCTCTTCTGAACGTCTGCGGCCATGAAGTATATCTGATAAGTACGGACTTGAAATCCCTAGTTGTTTTGCTAACCAAGATTGGTTTTTCCCTGCACGAATTAGAGCTGCTCTTACGTCGATTGCTAAGTCTTGTGACATATTTATTACTCACACCCCTTTATTTTTTATTTGTAAGCTAAAAAATTAGCTAATTTAATAAATCTTATTGACTTGTTCTACAATATTTTGTAGAATAAGTGCATAGCTAAATAAGACTTTTTAAGCCTAGTAAAACAACACTTTTTACCGTTCCCCAACGATTTTTTAGTTTGTTTCTCGGTTTTATTTGCGAACTTATTAGCTAATAATTTAGCTTACGGACATAGTATATTAAAAAGTTTTGTAGATGTCAACTGATTTTCTACTTTTTTTTATAGATATATCCGAAGCTTATGGAGGAAAGCTTAATATGACTGTATTTGATAGAGTTAAAAAATTAGCAGATAGTCAGAAAATATCTATTGTGGAACTTGAAGAAAAGTTAAATTTTAGTCGAAATTCATTGTATGCTTGGAAAAAAAGCAAGCCTTCTATCGATAAATTAGAAGCTGTCGCAAATTATTTTGGAGTTTCAACGGATTATTTATTGGGTCGTGAAATCTCTAATAAACCAAAGCAATCTGATGATTTGGATGAAATTTTAGACAATGTGATGAGTTTTGATGGTGAGCCTTTGGATGATCATGATCGGGAAGTTATTCGTGCTTATTTGAAAGGGAGATTCGGAAAATAATTTAAAGGTTGTGCTATATGAAAAGTATCAAAGAGTTGGTGGAAGAATATGAAGTAGAGTTAGTTTTCGCTCCAATAAATAAGCGCGCATGTTACGAGCCAGTCAAAAGAATAATTTTCGTAAATCAAAATTTATCTATCGAAGAACAAGAAGAGTCTATATTCCATGAGTTCAAACATGTTGTTTCCCATTCGGATTACATGGAGTTATATAAAATCCCTTCTTTTAGAAATAAGATGGAAGCTGAGGCGGATCATCATATGTTTAAATGCCTTATTGAAAAACATGACGGGCAATTTAATTATTCTAATGTGATTACTCATTACAATTTAAAGATGGGACAAGAAACTTATTTAAAATAAAAAGCTTGCTATTTAGAGAGTGAGAGAATTTCATTGAAGATAAACCAAAAAATCTATAATTACTCTATTGTTGTTTTAGCATTAATTTCAATTGCTTTAGTTATTTTTGATTTTTCAAATATCATTAATATTAGTAATCCACCGTTTAACATTATTGATAATTTTATCTTAATCACATTTACAATTGACTACATTGTTAGATTCATTATCTCAAAAAATAAAATCAAATTTTTTAAAGAAAATATTTTTGATCTGATTGCGATAATTCCTTTTGATGCTATTTTTTCTTTCTTTAGAATCGCTAGGTTATTTCGAATAGCTAAAATAGCTAGACTTGCAAAGCTAACAAGAGCGATAGGTGTGGTTGGCAAATTAACAAGAAACACTAAATCATTTTTAAATACGAATGGATTTTTAAACGTGATTTATTTAAGCTCAGTTCTTATTGTTATTTCAGCAATGATTTACTCATATGCAGAAAATGTCCCGTATATTGATGCATTTTGGTGGGCTTTAGTGACAACAACTACTGTTGGTTATGGCGATATTTCACCAGCTACGCCATTAGGTAGAGTTGCAGCAATCATTTTAATGATTTTAGGAATTGGATTTATTGGTATGCTTACTTCAACTATTACAGAATATTTTAATAAAAGTAATAATGAAGATGAAGAATCAAATGATAAAATCGAAATACTAATTAATAAAATTGATCAATTAGAAACTACGATTGAACAACTAAAAGAGGAAATAAAAAAATAACGCACCCTCCGACCAAGAAGTTGTGCGTTAAAAATAGAACCAAAATAGGCTTATTTTGTTACGCCTATTTTACCACAGAGAAAAGGACGTGAAAATATGGCGAAACTAAATTGGTCCAAAAAATACAAATATGTTTTTTCTTACTCAAATAAAAAAGGAACTTTTTGGGGATATCGCTATCCTTATTACAACTCTCTAAAACACCGAAAAGAAGCTAGCAAACGTGGATTTGAAAGCGAAAGAGCAGCGAATAAAGCATTGCTAAAAATCCAATATGCTTTAGAAACACAAAACACTTCCTTTATCGAAAATAAACAACTCACCATAGATGAATGGATTGATGTATGGATACCTTATGCCCAAGACAATTGGAGTGTTTCAACAAAACAAAACATTGAATCTGCTATTAAATTTCACATATCACCGTTAATTGGAAATCAAAAACTAGCTTCTTTAAATAAGATTACCTATAAGCGAGAATTTATTGACAAATTAAGACAAGAAAACAAATATACAGAATCCACGATTCAAACGTGGCATAAAATTGTAATGAGGATGATTAACGCTGCGGTACACAATCAAATCATCCCTAGCAACACGCTAACAGGCTTTAAATTTGATTTAAGTAATAATGTTCGTTCATTCTCTAAAAATGAATTACAGCGATTTGTGGCGGCTTTAGAAAACGAAGATATTCAAACTCAAGTTATATTTTTAACACTGCTAAAATCTGGAATGAGAAAAGGTGAACTGATGGGGCTGCGGTGGAGTGATATTGATTTAACCGAAAAATATTTCGATATCAATTCTACACGTGGTGATTATGGTGAAAATAAGCCGAAAACAAAAACTAGTATTCGTAAAGTTTATTTTGACAACTCATTACTCACTTTAATAAAAAAATACAAAAATCACGAAAAAGAACGCCTTCTCAAAGAAGGAATAATTTTAAAAGATAAGGACTACTTTATTTTAAGTTCTCGAAATTTACCTATCAAACAATCTAGAATTACGTATATGTTCCGCTTGTTATGCGAAAAGGCAGAAGTTCAAAACATAACCGTACACGGCCTAAGACATACACATGCAACGTTTCTAATTGAAGCAGGAGCAAACATTAAATACGTTTCAACCAGGTTAGGACACAAGAATATTAATATAACTTTGGATGTTTATAGCGACGTGCTAAAAGAAGAAGAAAAAGAAACAGCTGATATGATGGATAAACTTATTGAGAACTTGTGA